GAAGCCCTCGTAGACGATACTATTATTAGAACAAATAATTGGTTAGATAATCTAGTAAATGTTTTTAATGCTACTGAATTAATATATTATGATAGAAAAGAAGAAAATTGTCTTTTTCAGGGTGTTAATTCTCTTTCAAAAATTCCCAACTTTCATAAACATATTGTAAATTTACATAAACAATTATCAAAAGAAATTATTAAACCTGATACAAAGTTATATATAGTTTGCCATAGTCTAGGATGTATATATGGACTAAAATATTATATGCTATTTCCACAAAATATTGAAGGTATAGTATTTTTAGATAGCACCCAATTAAATCAACATATTATGAAAATATATTCGAATGAAAAATTTATATTACATAATAATGAACTAGATATACTAAAAAAGAAAAGAATTTTTACAGATACTGAAAAAGAAAAATGGATAAACTATATATTTTATGATATAGTGTCAAATTTTACTAATATAGATGAATTATATAATAAAATAGATGTTAAATTATTATGTTTTTGGAATATTGATAGTAAAGATAAAACAAAAATTAATATGACAAGACAATTTATAAAGATAATAAAAAATAAATTTATGAAAAATAGTAAAGATAATAAAAATATTGAATTAATTGATAGAGACCATTATCTTAATGAAACAGATGATATAAAAATAAATAAAAATATTAGAGCATTTATGATAGAGAATTCATAATTTATCATTCAAACATCAAAATATATTGTAGTATCTAGAATAGTATAATATGTTATAAATTGTTTATTATAACAATTATCTACATCAAAACACATAAGTATTTCTTTAATATTATTAGGTTTAAAATGTTCTGGAATATGTAAACCTTTAATTGTAGAATAAAATCCACCAGTTGATTTTTTAACATTTGAAAATATTTTTATAACACCATTTTCTTCATAATATTTTTTACGATTTACTTTATCAATAACATAACTACTACCTCCACAAGTATCAAATATTTTACATATCTCCCAAAATTTATTATGTAATGTAACTGGAACTTCTAAATGTCCCGTTTTGCTTTTTTTTACACCTAGTTTAGTGTATTCTTTTACTAATTTGTTTTTCTGTATAACTGTATCTTCACGCATAATAAAACCTACATTGGTGGATACTGTTTTTGCTTGTGTATTTGGATTAGTATGAATTACTGGATTAAAGAAACCTGAATATAATTCAACATTATATGTTTTTTCATAATTTTTATTACCATCCATTGTAGGAATAATTAATGTAGCAGGTGTAGTTAAATAGGAAGTTTGCATTGAATTCCATCCCGAAGCAAAATAATATTCCCTTAAAATATCCTGTTCTTTATAACTACAGTTTGATTCATTAATATTGGGTCTAGGTGTGTTAATATCTAGACATAGTATTTTTTTATATAGACCAATAAGTTTATTATGTTCGCTATAAGGCACCAATAATCGCACCCATCCACCTAATATAATATCACCACCAGAACCCTGTGGAACATAGCTAATGACGCGTTTCCATAATTCATTTATATTATGATTATTTCCAGCTACCACTATATATTCGGAATTACCTTCGTGTAAATTTCGCATTTCAATAAACATATCCATAATGATGTCAAAATGCGGAAACCAAGCTTTCAATTCAGTATCCTTTAAGAAATTCTTAAAATATTCATAGAATTCTTTTAGTTTTTGCCAATCGGCTTGAGTGCCTTCCATAATAACTGCTGGGATACCACATGAAAGTATCATTTCAAATGAGAAATATTCTTTCAAAGCATTCATTAGAAACATATTAGAAACAGTCGACAATATTGGGGTAGTTGTAGTATATTTAGTAGTAAATTTATCAACGAACTCTGGATCTTTAATATTTTTTGACATCAAGTTTTTAAATGTTTCACAGAAATAATCTAAATCGAAACCCGATTTTTCGACTGATAGTTTCAGTTTGCCTTCGTGTTCTACAAATAGATGTCGCATTTGCTCGGCATTATTATTAATACAAGTAGCAATTGCCATTTGAATAGCCATTTGAATATCATCAGGGCGAAGTCGCAATGGAATATGAGCGTTATATGCTGTTAAAAATGTATTAATTAGATTATTATGTGTTTTAGCTTCCACTAAATTTGTATTATATTCATATTGAGAATAATACATATCTGGTTTTTCTAAATTTAGATATGGTTGAGAACACAGATTATCAATATATTTAATTTTATCTTCATTATTAGGGAGACTACTGTCTAGAGTTATGTGCAACATTTTTGTATTATATTAGTTATAATTAGTATATTTTGGTTATATTATTTATATATTTGTGTTAATATTTAAGTAATTTAAATTTCAATTTTTTTATAGTATAAAATTGATTATATATAATAATTAACTTAAACCTTAAAAATTATACTATAATATAAAATATATATCTAGATATAGTAAAATATATTATTAAAAGCAAAATGGGACAAGTTAGTAGTTATTATAGCAATAGTTATAACAATATTAGTAATTATATGAAATATGGAAGCAGAGAAATAAATCCAGATTCAATTAGATTTGCAAGAAGTAATAACGATGGTAATAATTGTATTTTTACAATTGAAACTGAAAAACTTGATAATGATGAACTAGAAAATATTAAAAACAAATTAAAAACTTTGAATAATTCTTATATAGATGGAATTAATGATGATGTAATTGAAATATTAAAGTATAATATAAATACTGAAAATAAATCTATATTGGCACAAACGGATTCATTTATGTTTCATAGATATAATGGACTTCCTATTTTAGAAATAAAAAATAAAAATACAAACAAATATAGGGAAGCAAACAATATTAAAGATAATAGATTATATTCAAGTATATGTTATTTAGACAAAATATGGAGAAAGCCTAAACCACAAAATATTACATTTTCATTTACTTTTTAGTATTATTTATTATATTTTACCATTTTAGTATTATTTTAGTATCTAGATACAAGTTATAATTTACTATTTTTTTTATAATGAATATATAATTATAAAATATTAAAATATTTATATAAAATGTCTAAAAATAAGAAAAATATAAATAAAGAAAAGAAGCAAGAAAAAATAATTGTATCTAGAACCAAAGAACAACGCCAAGCAGAAATTAAACCAATTATTATAAAATTAACTGAATTGCGACTTAATGTATCTCTTGATGAGATAAAAAAACTGTTTGCTTTATTACAAAATTATGTTAATAATGGGGACACTATCGAAATTGATATACCAATTAAATCGCTTAATGTTAGAATTAGAGGTATATTAGAAAGTGATTTAAATAAGAGAGTTTGGGTTAAAATGGAATGTTTGGTTAGACCAGAGGAAGATTGATAATAAATAATTATTTAATTATATTATTTTATTTAATTTAATTAATTATTAAATAATATATTCATAAATATTAATAAACAAATTTTTTCTCATTTAAAACTCCCAATTTTATATATATTATATATAATGGTTGAATATATATATTATACCGGTATCGGAGCAAAAAAAAATGGTAAACATACAATAAAAGAATTTTTAAACATAATGAATAAAACTTTCAATATAGAGTGTTCTAAGTTTTTACCTAAATTAACGTATAAACCCAGTTCTGAATATAAAGAAATGAACACAAAAACAACAAAAACTAAAAAATGTAAATTAGATGAATATATTAAATTTGTTGGTGCCATAAAATCCAAATCCAAATCTATTAGTGGTGCCATAAAATCTAAATCCAAATCTAAAAAAACTGTTTGAATTATTACAAAATTATGTTAATAATTGGGACACTATCGAAATTGATATACCAATTGAATCGCTTAATGTTAGGATTAGAGGTGTATTAGAAAGCGATTTGAATAAGAGAGTTTGGGTTAAAATGGAATGTTTGGTTAGACCAGAGGAATATTGATATATAATAATTGTCATTTTTAAACTTTTTTATAGAAAAATTGAAATTATATTTATAATAATTATTAATTATATTTAAACTTTTTGAAAATGAATCGTTTTGCGGGTTTGCCTCTAGATGAAGAAGAAGAAACACAAGAACAAGATGAAGAAGAAACACAAGAACAAGTTTTAGCAGTTGTATCTTTTACAACAGAAGAAGATGATTCTAAAGCAGTAGAATCTTTGGATGAAGGTGGAGAACCTTTTGAAATATCAAAACACGAAAGGAAAAAAGAAAGAAAAACTGCTTTTAATATTAAAAATAAAGAGTTGAACCTTGCTAAACAAAAAAGAATGGAAGCTTGGCAACTTGCTGAGAAACAGCGAATATCTCAGGCTCAATCCAAATTAATAGAATTTGAGAACAACGCAAAAAAAGGAATTTCAGTTAGCTTAACTGAAAACTATACTGATATCATTCTCAAGCTTTTACATATTATTTATAAAGATAAATCATTATCTGAAATAGAAATAATATGTAAAACTTTTATTGAAAAGCTTGAAAATTATTGGGATGAAAATTATTGGAATGAAATGGAAGAAGATGATGATGATTATATGAATCCTTACGGTAGTCATAAGTGTAGTGGTGGTTGGTGTTATAATGAATTTTGTGAATGTAATACATAATTCAGGGATTCTGTATCATTATCCTTTCACTAAATAACTTACTAATAAATTCATAACGCTCCCAGTTACTACATCCTCCCAGACTTCTAACCAGTCCAATTAAATCAATTTCTTGTCCGTTAGCAACCATTTGGTCATAATTAGGCACCAAATATGAACCCACCCTCTCTGGATATTTATTCTTAGGTTTAATTTGCTTTTTTTCTTTTTCAGCACTTTCGGCTTTATGTTTTTCCATATAATTGCTACTATTTTTTCCTTTAATATTATCATAATGAAATATCTTATATGTTATCGGTTGATTAATGACTTTATATCCGCTTTTAACTAGGCGATCCGCAATAGCATTATCACATCCTAAATATCCTAAATGAAAATCGAATATATCAAAAGGCGAACCACCATTATTATCTATAATATTTGTCTTACCATTAACTAATATTGGTGTTTTAAAGAACCAAGCATCCTGTGTATTTGCATGAAAAATTTGAGCGAAATTGCAATCCATTTTAGCATCAATAGTCCCATTTGAAAGAATATTAAATTCGTGTCTAGACTGAGCGAATACAAAATTATCATTAAGACGATTTGTAATAAGATTCCAGTTTGATTTGGAGTCTAGAAATATATCTAGATTAATAATACACCAATATTGACCGTAGTCTTTACTATATTTACTATAACTATTTGCAGTTTCAAAAGCCCTTTTATATGTTAGCCAATTTTCATTAATTTTATTATCGTGATACTCAGGATTGGCTGTAATATCAGGATTTTGTATTGTAACCCATTTAAGAGGTTTTTTATATTTAGGGTGTTTTTCGAATGATTCAGTCCATCGCGAACCCTTCTCGTAATCGACTTCACAAAAGTCATGAACGTATTTTACATAAGGATTATTTAAATTTTGCATAATACAATACTTTAATTCTTCTATTCTATCTGGATTAGTTTCATTATAAGTTTGCAAAATTATATTTAAAAATGGTTTAGGTGCTAGAACAGTATTTCGCAAATTTGTGAAATATTCATTCCATTTAGCAATTTGTGCTTCTTCAGTATATTTTTGAACGATTGAGTATCCAATATTTACACGTATTTCAATGGCTTTTTTATTATTTATATTATTATCGTTATTACTAATATATTTTATCTTTTCAAATAAATTATCTGTATCATTATCTATAGTATGTATACCTTCACTCCCTAATTCATCAAATACTGGTAATTTAATAGCAATTACTGGAACACGTCTAGCATATGCTTCAAATACTGGCATACCAAAACCCTCATATAAACTAGGACATATAAAACAAAGAGCATTTTTATATAAAGAATTCAAATATTCATCTGGAACTTTTGATAAATAGAGAATATTACCTACAACTACAACTTGAAATCCATTAGGTAATGGTGAATTAGTAATCATTATAATAGGTGTAGGATTATTTAGCAATTTAGCTATATCTTTCCCATATTTGGTATCTAGATTAGTAATTAGTGATGCATTTTTATAGGGTTCATTATTACTTGCCATTGTTAGAATATAAGATTTAGGTTTAATTCGATTATTAGTTAGTAAAGCATTATTAACTGTTTCTGGAGTATCTATGAATTGGGATATGGCATTATGAATTACTTCAATAGAAAATAAGTCTTCATTTTCCTTAATATGAGGATAAAATTTAAGTAAATCGTTTTTAGTATTATTGGTAATAGATATGAATGATGAAGCATTTTTAATACATTTATCTTTTTGTATCCACATATGATTAGGTGCAAACTTATATACCTCTGGAATCATATCATGAATTAAAACTATATTAGGAATTACATTACAATAAGTATAATAGGTTGATATGAATACATCAAAATTATTAGTTTTACATAAATGATTTAAATAATCGACATCTTGATTCATAGTCGCATAATTAAATTCATTAATTTTTAATACATTAAATTTCTTAGAAATATTCAATTCAGGCTTAAATTTATAAGCAGAACCACGTTGTAATATAGTAATTTGGTAATTAGTATTTTCAGTATTGGAAGGAAAATTTTTAAATAGGGTTTCCCAGACGCGTGTAATACCACTATATGAGTGTTGGAAGAACACTGTATCAATAGCTATTGAAAGGGGATTGGAAATGGTGTTAAAAGAAGACATTTTTATTATTATAATTATGTGTATAATTATATTTATGGTTCTAGATACATTAATATTTTTAGTTTTATATTTATTTTTATAATTCTATTTATATTTCTAAACTTAAACATTAACTTATTGTTTATATTAAAAATTAAACTTAAATATTTTTCATAAAATATAAAATACAAAATAATTTTAAACATGTCTCTAGATAATAAAAAAATCAAGGTTGGTTTTCTTTCACCTATTTCTGGAGAATGGTTTAATTTACACACAGATAAACTAGAAATGGTAAATGATGTAAATTTTGCTGACTATCTTATATATGAAAGTAATGGTGATCCAGTTCATATGATTCAAAATATTAAAAATAGATATCCTAAGGAGAAATTGGTATTTATTTTAAGTGGAGACCAAAGCCAACATATTGATAATGAATGTATTTGGTTTACTAATGCTGTTAAACCATCTGGGTTATCTAAAAAGCAAACCCAAATATTTGTAACGAACCCAGCTATATTTAAATTTTATGAAAACGTTCAAAATGGTAAAGAAGTAGCAATACCTTATCAAGAAAAGGTTCAAGATATTTATTTTAAAGGCACAATATGGGAAGGTATGCGAACAGAAATGTATAAAGAGTTTGCAAACAAACCACATTGTGAAATTATTAATAATAATATGTATTGGAATTGGCGATTAAATTCACCAGTAAAACCGACACAAGAACAACTAGAAGAAACTGCTTATGATTCATATCGAGGAATTATGAATTCAACATTATGTCTTTGTCCTAAAGGAAATGGAAATAGTAGTATGCGTATTATTGAGGCTTTAGCTTGTGGAAGTATCCCGATATTAATAAATGATTTTAGTGAGCCATTTGGGATTTCTTGGGGTAGGGGTAGTGATAGTAATAATATTAGTGAAAAAGCTATTGGATTGGCTTTTGATACTAGAAAGCATAGTTGGAAACACATATATGAAGAATGTAAGGCATTAATAGAAGATGTAGAAAGATATAGAAAAATGGCTGAAAATGGTAAAGAATATTTTGAAGATATAATATATGGTGATGCAAAGCTATATAAATTTAAAATGTATAATAATATTGATACTGTCTGTTTTGGATTTAGTGGTATAATAGTTGATAAATTGGCTGAAATAAATAAAGTTAAAAATGGAGTAAAAATTGAATAAAAATTGAGTAAAAATTGAGTAAAAATTGAGTAAAAATGAAGTAAAAATTGAATTTTACAATGTAAATACAAATATAATCAATCTAATCTTATTTATTATCTTCAAAATGACTACGCAAGAACAAGAACAACACATTATTGTACTAATTGAACCAAGTGCACCATCTTTACAGATTGTTTTGAAATCTTTTGTTTATTCAGATATAAAAGATAATGAAAATTTTAATACAAATAAATTGTCTCGACAAGAGTTATTAAAAAATATTGTTAATTATTATTCCAAACGTGGTGCTTCTATTGAAGACATAATGAGTGCTATAAGTAGTTCAATTCTAGAATTGCAATTATAAATACAATATATTTACTAATTTTATGTTAATATTTTTAATTTTTTTAGTTATCTTCTATTATTATTTATATTAGTATTAGTATTATTACTATTTGTACTATTTGGGTTTCCTATAATATTAGTAAATGCCTGTAAAAATGGATTTATATTATTAAAAAAACTACCAACATGAGCATTAATTTGATTAGGATTTAATCTAGGAGACAAATTAGAAGTATTCATAAAAGAGTTTATAAATGGCGCAGACATATTAACTAAATTATTAATATCGCTCACAATTGGTTGCGTATCTATTCTAGATGTTCCATTAGATGTAGATACAAAACTATTTAAAAATATTCGAGGTGTAGAAATAGTAATATTATCATCGTCTTCGTCATCATCATCATCATCATCTACGATGGATTCAACCCCTCGCGAGGGCTCAGCTCGCTGATACGAGCTTTCGCGAGTTCCCCTGTTATCATTATCATTATCATCATCATTATCATCAATTGTAAATATATTATTATTTATATTATTATTTATATTATTATTTATATTATTATCTTCGTACGCGAAATTTTCTAAATCCTCATCATAATAAGTATCATAGTCATCATCCTCTTCATCATCCTCTTCATAATTTTCCTCACGTTTGCGTGAGGGATTTTCTAAATCCTGCTCATTAAATGGTATTAAATTTTGCATATTAGGTATTGTACTAAAATTGTCAGTAGTATTAATATTAGATGTAGTAGCAGTAGCTGTGGTATCAGTTATGGTATCAGTTGTGGTATCAGTAGTAGAATTATTATTTAAAATATATCTGCAACAAGGACAAGTATTATGGTCACACAACCATCTATCGATACAATCTAAATGAAATACATGAGAACAACTATTTATTACCCTACAAATATCAGTATTATTAAAATTAATCTGACAAATAGAACATAATTCAACAATATTAGGTAATGTTAAATCACATATACGTGAAACATTTGTAACAGAATTTATCATAGATAATGAAATACCATTAGCTATATTATTAGTATTTGCATTTGCAAAATTATTTAAATTATTAAAATTACTAAATATATTTTCACCATTGCTTCCAAAATATCCAATTTGCATATCAATATCAACAGGAAGTTGTCCGTTCATTAAATTATTTAAAGTATTTAATAAAGAAGTACGTGCATTTTGTTGTCCTGGAATATGTGCTGTAGGAATATTTGATTGAGTATTTGTAGGTATATTAGGTGCTGTATTTGTAGGTATATTTGATGGTATAGTAGTAGGTGTAGGTATATTTGATGGTGTATGTATAGTTAATGGTGTATTAGTATGTGTAGGTATAGTTGATGGTGTAGGATACGGTAAGTTTGAAAAAAATGTATTTCTATTTGGTTCAAAAATATTATAAGGATTATGTGTATTATATGAATTATGTGTAGGATTATGATTATTATTTATTGTAACTGGAACATATCTAGGAATATTATATAAATCTCTATAAACTGTAGCAGGTATGTAGTGCCTCTCAACCAGTATTCTATCTTCTGTATCTAGTGGAACATACATTTGTCTAGATGGTCTTGTATATGGATTTCCTTGATTAAAAGTCATTTTTTATATATAATATTATCTAAATTATCTAAATTTATAATGATATTCTAGATACAGAATAAGTAATTCTTTTTATATTATAAAAAATAATAATATATTAAAAATTAATATAAAAAAATTGAAAGTTAAACTATATTATTTAAAATTTATAATTAAAGTTTATAATTAATAAGTTATATTTTTTGAAATATAATATTTATATTTGATAAAATGATGAGAAGTGGGCTCAGGAATAATGGCAATGAATGTTTCAGTAATTCAGTTATGCAATGCTTATCAAGTAGTCCTGTAATTAAAGATTTTATAGCTAATTATTCTAGAGAAGACGAAAAATTAATTGAAGTAATATGCAAATTCAAGCTAGGCAAGTTCAAAGCTGATGAAATAAATATTGAATGTGAAAGAATACTTAAAGAACATTCAGATATTCTAGATGCAAGTGAAAAACATATTTTATCAAAACTTGCAAAACAAAGTGAATCTATATTTATATATATAGCTTTTAAGCAAATGATTATAAATATGAATACAAATCGAGGGACAGTATTGAATAATTCTCGATTTATATCTATTATTAAGGAAATTGCAGATGATAGCGGTTTCGAACATTTATTTAACGGTTCTCAGAATGATGTATATGAATTTATGATGTATATATTTAATAAATTGCATGATGCAAAATCAACAGAAGTTAAAATAGATTTACCTGCTAATATAGAAGATATGGATGAAATCTCTAAATTATATGCAAAAGATTATAAATCATTTTTTGAAAAAGATTTTTCATATTTTGCAAAAAATTTTTATTATTATATAGTAAATTGTATTGAATGTTCTAGCTGTAAAAAGCAGTCACTTTCTGTAAATGTAAATAATATAATGGCATTATCTATTCCAACAGAATTAGATGGAGGAATAACAATATATGACTGCCTAAATACTATGTTTAATACAGAATCAATAATATATAAATGTGAAAAATGTGGAAATATTGAAAAAAATTTGATTGAAAAAAAAATAATTTCTAAACCAAAAAGTTTAATATTTGCTATCAAACGATATGATAACAACCGTCAAAAAATTAAAAAAATGGTAAACTATCCAAAATTTATAGATATTAATAATTATTATAGGGGAAATACTAATACAACTTATGAATTATATGGTGTAATTTTACACTCAGGCGACTTGAATTTTGGGCATTACTATACATATATTAAAGATTTAAAGCCAGATGGAACATTTGATTCTCAATGGACTTGTTGTAATGATGAGAAAATATATAATATAACAGAGGAACAAGCATTATCAGCACAAAGTAGTGCATATATGTTATTATACCATTAATAATTAAATATTACAAACTATATTTTATAGAATTTATAAAATATTTTAAATATAATTAGTTTCATTTTATTTTTTTGAATTAAAAATAAATATATTTAATATATAATAAATAATATTTCTAATATATAAAGAACTATAATATAATTAAAAAATAAAATGAATTATCCAATATCTTTAACGAGCGAACCTAACTTCGTTTTAATAGGCGTGTCTGGTATATTTGGACTTTTAGTTATCATTATGATTTATTATATTTTTATTAGTAAAAATTCTAGAGGAAGTGGCGGTAGCAGTAGCAGTAGAAATAGTTCAAATTTACCAGCTAGTCAATTATTAGGTTCATCTAATATGCCAAATCCAAATCCAAATATAACTAGTGCAAATGGTCTTCCTTCACCTGTAGTTAATGGTGGATATTATGCTCCCGCTCCTACAGCTACTCCTTCACCAACTATTAATACAACTCCGCAAGTTTTTAATATAAAAAATAATATTTATACTTATGACGATTCTGCCAGTGTATGTGGAGTTTTTGGTGCTGAAGTTGCAACAATAGACCAACTTATTGCAGCTCATAAGGCTGGGGCTGACTTTTGCAACGTCGGCTGGCTTAAAGATGGATTGGCTGCGTATCCAATCCAATATTCCACATGGAAAACATTACAAGATAATGTGCCAGAAAAAAGAGGAATGTGCGGTACACCAGGTATTAATTTAGCACGTAATGATCCAAATCTTCTATATGGTGTAAATTGTTATGGTGTAAAACCTGCCCCCAAAGGAAATGAAAAAATTAAACAATCATTAATTAGCGATAAACAAATGGCTATTAATGCTAAGATTGCTGAATTTCAAAAGAATATGAATTCAATTGGTATATCTTCATTTAATCAAGATAATTGGTCAATGTAAATAGTTAAAATTGTTTTTTACTATGTTTTGTACTATTTTTTTTACTATGTTTTTTTGTTTTCTTCTTATTCTTTAATTTTAACTTTTTATTAGTAATTTCAGTATTAATATTAATATTTTTACTTTTACTAACTTTTTTATCACAACCACAATCTTTATTTGAAGTAAAAGTCAAATTAGTTTTTGATATTAGATTTAGCATTATGTTTGTGATTTTATATATATACATATATACAATAAAAAAAATACAAAATGAAAAATATAAATAAAAAACAATTTTAACTATACAATTTTAACTATACATTTATAATATCATTTTTACTTTTAGTAACAACTATATATTTTCTAATAAATTGATAAAAATAACTAATCATATTGCGACCATTAACATTTTCATCATTAGCATTAAACATATTTAAACCATTATCTCTAGCATCAGTTTGCATTCTGTCAAAAAGATTAATAACATCAACCATATCAATTACTGTATCACTCATTTTATAACAAAATATATTTCCTATATTGGTTAATATATATATATAGTTTTTAAGTTAGTAAAATACGCATATACAATTATACATATCTATTTTTAATATTCTACTTCTTTATATCCTCTTTTATTACTTAAAAAATACATCATACTACAAAATTTAGCAAGCAACACATGTTCATTAGTTTTAATAAAAAATCCATTAATTCTTACCCATTTCATTAATAATTCAAATAATTTTACACAATAATTATAATGATAAAAATTTGTATCTATTTTAATACCTAACCATTTAATTGTACTTTTTTTAGTATAAATATTTGTATAACAATATAATATAGCCTTATCAACATTTTTAACAGGTTCTTCTTCTACTAGTTCTAGAGCAGATTCTTTATTTACAGTTTCTTGATTATTATTTGTATTATCATTTACAATAGTCTTAGTAATTAAACTATAAGAACTAAATTTAATCTTTTTATCACTTTTATCCATTTTATAAAAAAAGATTAAATTACTAAATTATTACTAGAATTACTAATTATTTTACTAAATTTTTAAATATGTTAAACATTAAATAAATAAAATATTAAATAAAAATTAAAAAAACGGATAAGAAATAAATAAGTAAATAAATAAGTTTAAGCATAATATACTTTAATTTGTAAAAGCCAATCCAGCCATACCACTCAAGATACGTAATACATTATAATTTGTTGCGTAAATGCGGCATTTAGCTGTATCAGTATTACCATTTGTAATTGGTGATGTATATGTAGAAGCTGTAATAGTTAATAATAATTGTGCTATATCAATACGCGAAAAATTACAAGTTCCACTCGGTTGGTGTTCTTCTGGTTTTAAAGCAAAAGAATAAACATTAGTTCCAATAGCAGGACAATTTTCATGACACTCTTGAGGTATTACTGTATTAAAATAGCGTCCTTCGCGTTGAGATAATCTATCATGTCCGTTTAATTGTAATTTCGCGAATGCTGTTGGATTTTCACCTATATCAAAAACTGGTAGATGTGCATTCCAAGCTCTAGATGACACATTAGAAGTTGCTCCAAATAAATCATCAAAGAATTGAACTGATATATTAGAACCTGTTTGACCGTATTGCCCTGCTGTAGCAATACTTCCATTAGCTGTCCCACTCATTGGTAAACTATTATACCAATTTCCAACATTAAATGCCGCAGTTCCAATACCACCTCCTAATGGATCCTGTGGTGTCCCTGAAAAGTAAGTATAATCAATTGAATCTGTAAAATTAAACCATTGTTGTCCTCCATAATTTGACATGAGAGATGGATCAATAACACTATCTTTCTGAATAGTCCAAATAATTTCCTTTACTGGATGATTAAAAGCCATTTTCATTTGTTCAACTGTATCCAAAATTGGCATATCACCATTAAACTGTAATTGTTCTATTAAATATTCGTGACTTGCCTGAGCAAATCGACGTCGTTCATCTGTATCTAGATAGATGTAATCAACCCAAAGACTAACATCTTTTAATGAAGCTGGTGTGCGATTTCCAGTAGAAGCCCAATAACAATCTTGAACATTAGCCAATTGTAAATTTACTTTTACATCATGATATTGTAAAGCTATTAATGGAAGCGCTAGACCAACATTGCGATTAAACCAAAAGCGAAGTGGAACATAAAGGGTTATCTGTGGCATAGAATCAGTATTAGATTGAACCAATCTCGGAACATTACCAACCATAGTAGCATAACCTGCTTGATGTCCTGATGTCTGTGTTAATTCATTCCAAATATGTAACCAATGTCCATAATGCCTATCTATTTTCTGACCTCCTATTTCAATTTCAGCCTGTTGTACTATAATATGACCTAGCCAATTTAGCCATCGAAATTGCTCTGTGCCATTAGCTGGAATAAATGGTAACGTCACAGTAATATACATTCTATATAATAAATCTCCATTGCGAGAAATAGTAGCTGTAACACTACGTCCCCAATCAGCAATACCGTTGAAAACTTGTTGAACAGGTTCAATGGAAAAATTCGTGTGTCGACGATAAACTACTTTGAAAAATGTGATTTGTGGATTTCCTGTTAAATATACATCTTGTGAACCATAAGCTACTAATTGCATTAAACCACCTCCCATTTTATTTATATGTTTATATATAGTTTATATATATATTATATAATTTATTTCTATGGTTTTAACTATTTTCTAGGAAGATTTTATTTTTGTCTTATTAAACCATACAATGAATCAATATAAAAAGAATATTATATAAAAATAATATTATAAATAATTAAAAAAATTGAATTTTATAAAATAATGTATCTAGATACATATAAAATTTATTATTTATTAAAATCTATTTGCTAATTATTTAAAAATTTACATCTAGTTTATAAAATGTCTGGAAGTGAATCATCTGACGATGAATATAAAAAATCACAAAATTATTTTGATGAGGATAGTGATAATGAGCAAAATTTAAGAAATCCCGCGCGCAAATCTGATAATGAAGAAGATGAGTATGAAAAAGATATATTATATGATATAAAATCAGCAGAATATATAAAATACAAAATAGAACATTTGGGAAGTAAAAAACCTTGTTGTAGAATTGGACGTGATGATTATTATTATATTAATACATCAAAACAATTAAAACATTTATGTGATTTAAAAAATTATGGTTCAAATTTACCAATAATTTCAGAACATATTACTAAAATAGAAGAAACTATAGAAAATAATTCTAATGTAATTTTACCAATAGTAGTTATAGAATATACTGAATTTAAAATAAATGATTATGAACAATTATTAAGTATATTTGATGGACATCATCGTATTGAAAGTTATAAAAATAGATTAAAACAAGACTCTAACTTTAAATTATTACTAAAAATACAATTAATACAGAGCGACTATCCAGAAAGTATAAAAACTAGAGGCTTATTTAGAGAATTAAATAGCGTAAAAGGATTTAGTATTGATATAAAAAGCACTGAGTTTACAGATGAATTATGTGATGAAATAAATAAAATATTTAGTATGGAAATTGGTAAATTTAAATTTGTTTTGATAAAAGACCAAAAAAAAGTATATAGACCTAATATTTCAAGAGAAGAGATATATTCTATAATTTTATTAACTCTAGCACACTTGCAAAAACATAATAATATTAATAATACAGACATACAAATTAAAAAAATTATTAAAAAAATTATAGAATTAAATTCAGAGTTTTCAAAAAAACCTGTCGATTGGTTCTATACAGATAAAATATTTGGTAAAAAACAAAAAATATCTACTGAAATGTTTGAAAAGGCTACAAAAGCTAAATGCTTCTTAGGACTTGTTGATTTGAAAATATTGATAGAAAAATGTATTGAATGTTAGAATATGATTTTATATTTTTTATTTAATATTTTTATTGTTTATAATTTTTACTTAAATTAATAGTAAATATAATAAATATAATAATATAAAATTATATTACAAAATAATAAGTAAGTTAGTAATATATAAAAATTAACTAAGTAAGATACATAAATATAATAAAATATAAATAATATAAAAATGGATTTAGAAAATGATACTTGGGAAGTTATAAATTCCTATTTTCGCGATATACCTAACAATCTAGTTCGTCATCATATTGACAGTTATAATGATTTCATTCAAAACAAAATACCCCTAATATTATCAAATACTTCAAAAAACCCTCCAATTATTTTAATTGACAAAGAAGATAATAATATTACATATGAAATAAATATTGATTACGGGTGTAAAAATCATGATAATTATAAAATCGCAAAACCAACAGTAAAAAATTATCCTTCTGGTAGCATCCGACAATTATATCCAAATGAAGCACGCCTTAAGAATCTTACATATGGTGCTGATTTTCTATATTCTGTAGAAGTATATTTTACAATGAAAAAGAACGGTGTTACAATATTAGATCATGTTCCACATCCAAGTAACGGGTCAACATCCAGTCTTTTGGAAGACATGTATTTAGGAAAAATACCTATTATGTTAAAATCTGACCTTTGTGTTTTAAATGAATCTAGTGGAGAAATGTTATCGCAAATGGGAGAAGATCCTTATGATTTAGGAGGCTATTTCATTTTAGATGGTGCAGAAAAAACTATTATTTCACAAGAGCGCAAAGCCGAAAATATAGTTTTCCTAAATACTGTTCCACAAACGAGCGGTTCTGAAAAATATACTCATTTTGCTGAAGTAAAGTGCGTTAGTGATGATGCCTTTTCTAAAGCTCGTACTGTTAAAGTTCAACTAGAAAGAACTGGACCAATTACTGTACGTCTCGGTCAGCAGAATCCACTTCTAAAGATGAATAATAATCGTGATGTGCCATTATTCATTATGTTTAGGGCACTAGGTGTTGAATCAGATAAAGAAATATTACAATATATAATTGGAAATTTAGAAGGAGAGCTTGCAATTAAAATGATGGAAGTATTGCGTCCTAGCGTTTTGGATCAATATATTCTTGAAGAAAAAATATATGATAGAGAACGCTCGGAAGCTTATTTAGTTAAATTGCCATCTCGTGGACAACAGACAGATAAAAAAGGTGCTTTTAGTGAAATTCTTAAGAATAAGGGTACTAAGCTTAGTTTTTTATATGATACATTTAATGAAGCATTGTTTCCACATATTTCATCAACAGGTAATATATCAAAAGCTAAAGCTTTTTATTTGGGTTATGTTGTGCGGCGATTATTATTACTACAGATGGGATTGGAAAAAGATACCGACCGTGATAGTTTTATAAATAAACGTATAGATTTATCCGGTTTTATGATATCAACATTATTTCGAGATGCTTTCGATCAAATGATTCGTAATGTTCGTGTAAGAATAGATGAACAATATCGATTTAATTATAAACAATATAGTGGCGAAAACATATTAAATTTAATAAATGAAAATAATTACAGGAAAATTTTTAGTAGTGAAAGATTTAAAGAACATTTTAATAATCAGTTGAAAATAGGTAATATTGGTGAGAAAAAAGGTGTAGTTCAAGCATTAGATCGCGAAACTCGTAATCGTACAATAGCTCATTTGAGAAGAGTAGTTGATTATGTACCTAATGGAGCTAACGTATCAACAGCAAGACATCGTTTACACGCAACACAATATGGTTGTGTTTGTCCTATAGAAACACCAGAAGGACAAAGTGTTGGTTTGAATAAAGGTTTGGCAATTATTTCACATATTACTTTCGGATGTCTAACACAACCAATTATAAATTTTTGTATTAGTAAGGACGTAGAAGTAATAGATGATTTAGTACCATTAGAAGTTGGTAATCTATGTAAAATATTTGTAAATGGTAATTGGATTGGTTGTCATCGTAATCCAGAAGAACTAACTACAATTTTTCGACTTTATAGACGCAATGGTTTAATTAATATTTTCACTAGTATTTCTTGGGAAAAAAGTGTTAATGAAATTAAAATTTATACTGATGGAGGACGCTTTGTTCGACCATTATATATTATTGAAAATAAAAATATTTTAATTCAACCACGCCATATTAAAGAGGTTAAAGCAAAAAATCTAACATTTACAGATTTGGTTTCTGGTTTTGGAAAACGTAAAGAGGATTATGATTATTATGATTGTGGAGTTAAGGATTTGTCGGTACTAGGTATACATCTAGGCTCAAATGCTATAGAAGATTTGTATATCAAATTACAAGAAACACAAGCTATCATAGAATATGTTGATTCTCAGGAATTTGATACTACATTACTTTCAATAGGTTTTAATATTTCTCCACAATCATTATTGAAATTTACACACGTAGAATTACATCCAAGTATGTTTCTTAGTTTTAACGCCCATTTGCTACCATTTACTAATTTTAACCCTTCTATACGTTCTATATACTCTAGCAAGCACGTAAAACAAGGTATTACAACATATGCTATGAATTTTAATAATCGTATTGATACTAATTCAGTAATACTAAATAATCCAGAAAAACCATTAACAATGTGTCGTCTACATAATGTTTTAGGAGTTGATAAGTTTGGTAATGGACAAAATGTATTTGTTGCTGTGGGTAAATATAATTATAATCAGGAAGATGCCATAGTAGGTAATCAAAGTGCTATTGATATGGGTCTTTTTAATATTACCAATTATAAAAGGTATAGTGATATTGAAATGAAAGATCCAAAAACTGAGGAAGAGCACCATTTTTATAATCCCGAATATCAAAGTGAAATACCTGAATATCCAGAAGAATTAACACCGCGAAGCCGTATGCATTATTCTAAAATTGATAAATATGGGTTACCTATTAAAGGTTCATATTTAGAAAAAGATGATATTGTAATAGGTAAATATATGAAAGGTAAAAATGAAAAAGGGGATGAAGAATATAAAGATATGTCAACTGATGTTAAACTAGGCGGTGAAGATAGTTTTATAGATAAAGTATATACTTGTCAAACTAATGAAGATGGAGACCGCATGGTAAAAGTCAGAACATGTAAGATGAGACCACCCATAATGGGTGATAAATTTGCTTCTAGAAACGCACAAAAAGGCACATTAGGTATTGTATTAAAGAAAGAAGATTTACCTTATACAGAAGATGGTATTGTACCTGACCTAATACTGGATCCTTCTAGTTATCCTAGTCGTATGACTATTTCTCAATTTATTGAAATGCTTTTTGGTACTATGGCTACCGAATTAGGACTATTTGGATGTTATAACACATTTGATACTGTTAATATAGAACAAATAAATGATATTCTAGAAACTAAATTGGGATTGACTTCAATGGGTAATCGAATATTATATAATGGTTATACTGGTGAACAGATGGAATCAACAATATTTACTGGTGTTTTATATTATGAACGTTTAAAACTTTTAGTAGATGATAAAATTAATACTCGTGTTAGTGGTGAGCGCATGAATGGAATTCCAATACCAGGTGGTGCTTATACAGTTAAAGAGCGTCAAACTGTATCTGGCAGAGCAAATGGTGGTGGTTTGAGAATCGGGGAGATGGAGCGTGACGTTTTGATAGCACATGGTATTTGGGGATTTATCAAAGAAAGTTTTATCGAGAGATGTGATAAATTTATAATACAAGTTAGTAAGACATCAGGTGAGATTTGTATTGGAAATCCACAAACAGGACAATATTATGATAATATTACTGACGGAATGGTATCTTATCAATTATCTGAAAGTGTAAGTAATAAAAATGTTACAAATGCAGATAATATCATAGGATTAAATATGTACGACCAGAAAACAACAGATTACGTTCAACTTATTGTTCCATACACATTTAAAGTATTAATACAAGAAATGCAAGGAATGTGTATGAATGTTAGAATGAATGTTGATTATATACATGAATTAATTACGAAAAATGATAATTTAGATGATATGTTAGAATTAAGTCAATATGAAATTGACGCTATGATGGAGCAGGAACAGGAACAGGATTTAGAAAATACAGTAGAATTAGAAGATGAGCAGGATTTAGAAGAAGAAGAAGAACACAGTGGCGGAGGCGATGATCAGGATTTAGAAAATCCTGCGAGCAAATCTGATGATGATGAAGATGACGAAGATATATATGATGGCGGCACTATGGACGAAAATAATGACGAACTATTAAAAGAAAATGAATTTAATAATAATATGCCTATTCAAGGTGGGTTTCAAAGAGCAAATTTAAATCCTTCTTTAGTTATGCAAAATCAACAACAAAATCAACAGCAAAATCAACAGCAAAATCAATCACAACAATCAAATATGGAAATATCTAATGGTATAGGAGGTTCAATAACAGAAGATAGTAAAATAGATTTATCACAATATGGTGGTGTAAAACCCGAATTTGATATTAAAGCTAGGGATGATGATTATGTAATAGAAGATGTAAATTCAAAATTATTAGGATTACAATTCGGAGGAATGGAAGATGCTTTTGAAAGTGCTAAAACACAAGGTATTAATAAAATTTTAAATAATAGTAATAATAATAGTAATAATAATATGAATAATTCACAATATCCTATTCAAATGAATCAACAATCTATGCAAAATGGTGGTTTAAATATGTCATTTAATGATCAATCATTACAACAATCACCTATGCAAATACAACATCAATTTCAACAACAATTACCTATACAAAATCAACAAGGTGGTATGAATGGAATAAATAATCCTTTAAATTTTAATAATAATAATAATAATAATAATATAAAAGTTGTTGCTCTAGATACTAAAATAAGTGATGGTTATTTTTATAGCGGAAGCAATAATTTAGATCCATTTACTAATTCTAGAAAATAATAGATTAATAAAATTGATTTATAAAATATAAATAAATAACATAATTAATAATATAAAAACATTTGTTATTATAAAATATATAATCTTTAATTACTAAATAACAACTAAATCATATCATAATCTAAATCATATAATATAAAATGACTTCCACACAAATATTTAAGCTTTATCAATATGTATATAATTCTAGAAAACATTTATTAGAAATGTTAGAAGATAGAGGATATAATATAGATCATCTTAAAGGATATACAGAAAATGAGATTAAAATAATGTTAAATGAGCAAAATAATGGTAAATTTGGAACATTACCAGATATTGGTCCACTAGATATTTTGTTAGAAAAAACAAATACAATATCTGAAAATTCTGAGAAGGAAAAAATATATGTTAAATATCGCTTAGACCCTAAATTTAAAGGAACAACTAGTTTAAACGCACAAATTAATGAAATATATGAAAAAATTATTACTATTAAAGATACTCTAATAATTCTGAATATTGGTAAAGTTTCTATGAAAGTGGGTGTAAAAGACAAAAGTGATGAAGAACAACATTTGTTTATAACTAAAAATTATTTTGTCCAATTATATGGATTAGAAAACTTCTTAATTAATGTTAGTCATCATCAATTTGTTCCAAAACACCGTATATTATCAAAACAAGAAACTATAGAATTTCTAGCTAAATTTAATACTACTCTAAAAAATATTCCAACTATTAAAAGAGATGATCCGCAGGCAAAATATATTGGTCTTCGACCAAAACAGATTTGTGAAATTACAGCAGAAAATATTACTTCGGGTATCACACATCGATATCGAATATGTTCAAATTAAAAAAATTAGGCATGTTTAGATAAAAAACCAGTGAATTGACTTGATGCAATATGGATTTTATTATTTTATCTTAACATGTTTAATTATAATTTATAAAAAATACACCTCTTTTTATCTAAACAAACCTAATTATAATAAATTTATAATAATTATTATTTTATAGTTTTTATACATTTATATTTTTTAGAAAAAATAGCTTTTTAAACAAAAATTGAATTTATTTTTTGAGATTATAGAAAATATCACATACTTAAAAATATTCAATATATTGACATTTGAAGATGTATTATAATAACACTCAATATGGTCCTCCTCGGTATGTTCCTCCTCGGTATGTTCCTCCTCGGTTTCTTCGACAGGCTGCAGCTCAGGAAGAGTTCAATCGTCAACAGGCTGCAGCTCAGGAAGAGTTCAATCGTCAGCAGGCTGCTTTGGAAGAGTTCAAAAGCCAACAGGCTACTTTGGAAGAGTTCAAACGCCAGCAGGCTGCTGAAGAGGCGCTTTGGCAAGAACTCTCTTTGGCAATCTCTGCTATAATTGAGCAGGAATATCAAGATCTTCTTAATGAAGATGAATGGAATTCGATTCAAGAATCTCTTCATACCTTTAGTCCACCCAATGATATGAATGCTCTTGCCGAAGCATTCGTTCCAGAGATGAGAAAGTAAACAACAATCTGGTGCTTTTAAACAACACCCTTTTTATTTTTATTTATATGTATATATTTATTTTATATTTATAAAAAATTGAATTTCTATAATTAATTATTAAATTACATAAAATAATATTAAAATATTAATTGAAAAATTATAAATTTATATAATCTATTATATTTTTGTAAAATGTCTACTAAAAATATTCATAATACATTTATATGCCAACCTTATGGACTTATTAAAATTATTGATGAAAATTCAAAATGGGTAGATGTTACTAAACCTAATGGCGAAACTTTTCAAATTTTAAAAGAAATAATAGATAGGCAGATGGTAACTAATAATGTTATTAAAAATACTATTAAAAATGCAGAGCGTAAAGCATTGCGAGGTGATAAAAGTATTCCAATCCGATCACCAACACCTACAAATGAATAAAATATAGTATAAGATTAAATATATTACTATAATTTGTAATTTATAATTTAATAAAAATTTATATTTTTTTATTTATACATATAAAATAAAGATAAAAATGTCTACTAAGAAAAATAAAAAATCAAATTCTAAATTAAAATCAAAAAAAAGCAAAACATTAAAAAAGTTACAATTATCTAATTCGATAAAGATTCTATCATATAATATTTCATGGGAATCGATGTCTGGAGCTGTTAAAAGTTGGGGTCTATGTTCTAATAATACTAATCCTAATAATCCTAAGCATAATTCAGTTTGTGTAGGTAATATTGTAGAAGCTTTCGAGCAAGATCTAGATTTCATTACATTACAAGAATCAACTGATTTTAAGAAACTTATAGAATTATCATCACAACTAAAAAAAATGAAATATGAAGTTCATAATTCAAGTCTAGATGTAATAACTACTTTATGGAAACCAAAATATAAACTATTATATACTATTAAAGGAGAATTTGAAAAAGGACGCCCTTGGATGGCTACGGTATTTAAGGGTGGTATCTGTTTAATAAACGTTCATTTTGGACATTATGATGATACTGAAGAATATAGAAAAATGAAAAATATGCTATTTACAATTAAAGAGGAAATTAGGAAAAAAGGATATTCTAAAGAAGTAAAACGTTATATTATTTCTGGAGACTTTAATTATAATATTAAAGATTTTGGAGACTCAAATAAAATTATTAGAATAAATGGAACTAAATTTTATTATCATCCGAAACATATTTTAACTTGTTGTATAAAAAGACGAAAACATAACGACCATATAATTGATAGTATGGCTAGACCTATTGATATCTCTATACCAAAAGTAAATTATATGGCTTCGGATCATAAACCTATTTTAGTGGAATTGATAGATTAAAATGTTAATTATTGTTATAAATTTTTAATATATCTATGGTGTTACATATAATCCTTGCGGTCTAGCCTTTATTGCTATAGCATCTTCGTCAAATGTATTATAAAACATATTTAATATATCCATTCGCATGCGGCGTTGGTCTTCTACATTTTTAGTTATCTCTGGAACTATCATACTTGTTGTAAGCATAGCTGGATCTCTATTAGGTAAATCAATCATATTACGAATAATAGCTTCATCCATTTTTGGTATACCTCTACATTTTTCTCCTAATCCATTACCAATATCAATATCATTAGAACCATAAAGCATTTTCACATTTTCAAAATTATTACGTCTAGATGACATATATCCAGATAACATACTATATAAAAAAGCACATACACTCAACAAAATAACTAAATGAAACATCGTATTATGTTTTAAATTATCACATAAACCTTTTAAATCTGTTACTGACATTTTTATATTATTTAATAAAAATATTATATTCGAATAATTGAATAATTGTATAATTGTATTTTGATATTATCAATAACTATTTATAATATCTACAGATTTTATTTTCAAGTATTAATATATTAAAATACATTTTATTTAGACATCATCAATATTGTTTTTCTCATATTTGCGCGGGATTTAAGAAATCCTGCACATCATTTCATTCTTAATTTTGTCTATTTTTTGTATGACTGTATTAATAAAATCTATTTTAGCACCAATCATCTTATTTTCCTCAGTAATATACACATTCAATTGCATTTGACATTCTTTTGGATTTTCTTTATGTATAATTATTTGAAAATTAGCATATTCCCAATCCCAAATTATCAATATCATTTCTTCTTCATTTAAAACACACTTTCCAAATTCTCCATTATGTTGTTCCAAATTATACATTCTAATAAGCATATTATCAACATTTTCATTATTACTATCTAGACTATTAATTAAGTTTCTATTATATCCTTGAATATTTTGTAGCTTACCATTTTGCAAATCAGTAAAAAAACAAGGAAATGATAATAGTGATTTATTAGGTAATCTATTTGTTGAATCAATTATTGCAATAGATTCACTATTTACATTACAATAGCGTTTTGCATTGCATATAATAGATTTGGTCTCTAGAACAGATGTTAATAATGGCACTATATTTTCATCAAACTCAAAATTAGTATCATAAATATTAAGAACTTCTGATTTAGCTGAATAATATGTTAATGTAATTAGGTTTATTTTATCTAGAGATGTATTAATATTATTTTCATTTAAGATAAACATTTTGTTTTTTATTAATTATTATTTGTGATTTATAGAATGATTTATAGAATTTATATATATACTTTTTAATTTATATATCTAGATACATATCTATATCTATATTTATAATTATTTCTTTATGTAGAAAAATTAATTATAATAAAAAATAATACAATTGATATAATTTTAAAATATTTATTTTATATCAATTATTTTATATCAATTTGTATCATCTGTCTTTTCAATTGCGTTCTACGTAATCTAGGCTTACTAGCTTGTTCCATAGCATAATCCCAAAGATTAATTGCTTCATGTGCAACAATTCTATCTGGAACTAGAGCTTTAATAATTTGATATATTCTATACATTACAGCTTGCCAACAAGAAGGTATATTTTCACCAAAATTATTAAATACACAATCACATATAATAGTTAATAATTGTTTTGCATTAACAGATTGTTCTGCTAGTGTTTTTACAAGATTTGGATAGATTTTTGTTTCTAAGCAATCACAAGGTGTATTAATATTACGCAACCTATTCATAAGCTTTTCAACAGATGGTAATGTAGTTTCAGAAGTATATGAATTTAACATTTTGAAGATATAAATAATCTTTATAGTTTATTTTATTTCAATTTTTTATAAATTAAATTGTAAATTATAAACATTATTTCTTTATATCTAAAAATTGAAAATATTAACTTAAAGAAATATTAATATTACTAGTTATATCTAGATATAGAAATAGAAATATATTTTATATAATATAAAAATGTTAAGTCTTTATATAAACCCTTTAACATTTAAAAAAAATGATATTATATTAGGAAAAGAATCAATTGAATGGAAAAAGCAAGTTGCTACTGTAAGTAAAAAGAAAGGATTTACACATATTGAATATCTTAACCAAAAATATGCAGAAAAAATTGGTGGCAAAAATGGAAGTGTTTTATTTGCGCATTTTGATTATGTTAAAATAGATGAAAAAGAAACAACTATTTATTTAATGTATTCACCTAATCCAAATATTAAAGCTACCGAACTTTATTTTAATTTACAAATACCTGGCTCAAATGAAGTTGAAATTGTAGATGAATCTCATGATATTGAATCAACTGATGAAAAAATAAGTATACAAGGAGAAGTTTATGGTTTCTGTATTGATAATGAATCATATTATTTTAAAAAGATTGAAATTCCTCAATATATTGAATATGTTCAACGAAATAATGAGCGAGATTTTTTAAATTCATCGAATAAAGAAGATGATTGTAATGATGATAAAAATGATGATTGTAATAGTAGTAATTATAGTGATGATGATAATAAAGGTACTATAGATGAGAATTATTCTGATAGTAATAATGATAGTGATGATGATGATGATGATTTAAATAAAAAAGAAGTTCCAGAAACCGAAGATATAGTAGACGATGGTTTGGATGATGAATTGGATGATGAATTGGATGATGAATTGGATGATGAATTGGATGATGAATTGGATGATGAATTGGATGATGAATTAGATGATGAATTAGATGATGAAGTGGATGATGAATTGGATGGTGATAATATTCTTAGAGGAACTAAAGTAATTATTAAGGGAGATAAAGGGGGTAATGGATATAAGAGACATAGAGTAGATAAAATCATCGACGATGAAGATGAAAAGGAAGTTCAATGTGATGAAGCTCTTGAAGAAGATGATGAAGATTTAATAGAAGATGAAGATGAAGATGGTGATGAAAATATAATAGGAGATGATGAAGAAGGTATAATAGGAGATGAAGAAGGTATAATAGGTGAAGATGTATGTAATATTGAAACAGAAGTTGAAAAGGTTTCATCGCAGAAAAAATCTAAAACTATTAAACCTACTAAAAATTTAAAAATTAGCAATACTAATATCGATCTTAGTATAATTTTTAATATTCTTATTGAAGAATCTAAAATAATTATTATACCAGAAGAAGATTTATATATAACGCGAAAATACAATATTCAAATTCTAAAAACTATTAAACTACCTTTAAAAACTATTCAAATGATTGAAAAAGGAATTTATAATTATTCGATTGATAAATGTAATTTAAGAATGATTATCCCGTTGTGGGAAAATATTGAATTTGTAGAAATATATGTTAGTAAAGCTAAACATATTTATACAAATTTAAATGTTAAAAGTTATATTAAAAACTCAAGTCTAATAAAAAAAGTTAAAAATTGTGAAATTAAACCATATGATTTGGCTTTTATGGAAACATATAAATTATTTCCTGAAATGTGGATTGATATTATTGATGAAAAAACAAAGGCTGAAAAAATGATTAAAGATTCGATGAATGAGTGTTCAACAGATTTATTTGAGTGCGAAAGGTGTCATGAGAGGAAGACAATAGTCAATCTTCTGCAAATAAGATCACAGGATGAAGCCGAAACAAAGTTCATTACCTGTATAAAATGTGGTCATAAATGGAAAATAGATTAAATTTTAAATTAATTTTATTTATTATTCTTTATATTTTATTTTTTATATTTTATATTTTATTATAAATGTAATTTTTACAAAACTCAAAAAACTATATAAATTAATAACTATCTGTCTACCTAAGAAAAACATTCATTCAAACCAATGGGGCTCCAACATTACGCACGTTTGAACCTTCCAGACCTGACATTGCTCCACCGGAACCAGCCAAACCAAGTGTAGGAGGATTCATCAACATATCACGAGTAGATGGTGCGCTCGCGCTAAACTGATTGTATGCTGTAGATTCAGGAGCATTAATATTTCCTTGTGAATATTGGCTAGATATCCAATCGCTACCACCTTTCATAACATGGTGATTATTTTTACTATTACTTTTATTATTCTTCAGAGATTTCTTACTTTTAATTCCTTTACGACTTTTGCTAGCACCTCGGCTATAGCGTCCAGATTTGCGTCCTTTACTACCCTTTCGATGAATAGTTTTACAATCCTTGTTATGCACATGCTTACGACCTTTACTATGGCTACGACTGCGACTACGACTCTTACGGCTACGAGATCCACCGGAAGGTTGATATAGATTTAGACTATTCATATCACCTTTTAGTTGACAACCTTGAGGAACACTTTGAGGTGAAGATAAATCGCTAAGATTTGCCATAACTAGATCAGAAGCAGGAGAACCGCCGCGCATCTGTTTTTGTTTTTTAATTCCACAAGAAGACATTATAATTTAAATTAATAATTTAGTATTTTAAAAACGTTATATTATAAATTTAGAAGATTTTATTTTTATAGAATATAAAGATTAAATTAATAAAATTAATAATTATAAAAAGAATAAATATATTATATATAAAAATTGAAAATATTAAATATAAATTACTTAATATAAACTATAACTATAACTATAACTATAAACTATAAACTATAAAAATGAATTTCTGTCCTGAATGTGAAACATATTTGACAACACAAATATTAAATAATGATAATACAAACAAAATATTAAGTTACAAATGTAATAATTGTAGTTATTCTAAAATTGTAGATATTGGCAAAGAGCCAGAATATAAATGTGTATATCAACAAAATTATAATCTTAAAAAAATTAAAATAGATCAAAAGAATATTCAATTCCTTTCTAAAGATGCAACTTTACCTCACGTAAATAATATTACTTGTCCTAATCAAAAATGCCTTACTAATAAGGAAAATGATAAATCCGAGGTTTTAACATTTGGAGAAACAAAAGATTTAGATAGTTTAACATCTGGAATAGAAAAAATAGATATTAATAATACTAATAAAATTAATAATAATGATGTAGTATATATTAAACTTAATGAAAGCGATTTAACCTATTTATATCAATGTTGTAATTGTAAACATACATGGACTAATAAGTAATATATAAATAATATATAAATAATAAATAATACATAATACCTAATACCTAATACTTAAAATATCATTGTTCTATTTTTGTTTTATTTTTCTATGTTTTTATTAGATAGTTATAATAGAAAATGTCATCAAATAAATTTATAAATAATGCTTCTAAACTTCCTATATATAAACCACCATCTTTAGTTGATAATATTATTACAAAAGTTAAGGAAAAATCATCAAAAGACTTGAAAATTTATCTAGCAGTTGCAATTCCTATACTTATTCTTCTAATATATTTAGTTTATAAATATAGATTATCTTCTAGAACAACAAATATTATAAGTAGTCTAGACTATACATCTAATGTAACATCAAATATAACTCTTTTACCACAGTGTTATAAATTAGATATAAAAGAACAATATAAACTTTGTGATTATTATATTAGTTCTAGCTTTATGACTCCTTGTATTGGTAATCAACATTATGATTATGTAAGTAATGATATGATTACTTCTGTAATACAGTCGGGAGCGCGCTATATACAAATTCCTATTTGTCAGTCAGATGTTGCTTATGAATCATTACCTGTTGTTGGAACTGCTGAATACGGACAACAATTAATTACTAGTTTAAATACTATAGATTTGAAATCAACACTAAAAACTATTAGAGGAAATGCATTTAAAATAAATAATAAAGATAATAATTACCCATTAATAATTCATTTAATATTAAATACTAATAATCCATATACATTAGGTGTAGTTGCCGATACTATTCAAGAAGTTTTAAGTGATGTGTTAGTAACTGTTTCTAAATATACAACATTTCCTATTTTCTTAGAAAAACTATGTAATTTACTTGGAAAAATTATAATATTTGCTACACCAGAATACATAAATACTTCATTAGAACCTTATATAGTACCTACTTCTAAATTATTTGAACTGTATCATTTTAGTGAGTTAGGTGCTTTAAGTATGACTACAGATACAGTATTTAAAAATTCTTATAATCAAAAATTATCTACTAAAGAACAGACAGCAAGCAATTTAAGATTTAAAGCAAACTATCCATCTATAGACTATATTGTGCAAAATTCTGATACTGTTGGTGATACTATTCTAGCTGATAAAACTATATTAGATAATTTAACTTGTTTTAATAAAGTAGGTATGACTGTTGTAAAACCACAATTTCCAACAGATGTAATAAGTAAAAACTATGATATAACCGAATCTATTTTTCTAGGATGTCAATTTACAACTATGAATTTTCAAATAAATGATGTCAACCTTAAAGAATATCTAAAAATATTTAATAATTCTAGTTTTAGATTAAAACCAGCAAGCATGCGATTTACAGAAGATGAAAAACCTATAGTTGATCTATTACCTTTATATCAATCTATTTTAAAGAAAAATAATAATATAATTAATAGTTTCTATTATACATATAATAATTTATTGTTGTCTTTTGAATCATATACAGTTCCTAATACATTTATGACACAAATTGAAACAAATCTTAGAATTAAAGTAGGTTCCAACCAAACACAAGATACAAACGGTAAAATTACTTATAATACTGGTATTGAACAATGTTTTATTGCTAGAAAGAGTAAAATAGGTTCTTCTACTAATGTTTCTATATATTTAGAAAGTGCAGCAATACCTGGATATTTTATTACTTTAAATGGTAATGCTTTTATTTTACAAACTTTATCTAAAACTAGTAAAGAACTAAATAATCAATCATTTTATGTTGAAATAGGCAAAATTATAGATAAAGAGGTAGATAATCCATTATATAGTATTAGAACAGTATCAAATGATACTCCGTTATATATAGCATTTGAAAATAAATTGGTTAAATCATATGCGGATTCTCCGCAAATAGAAGCACATAATAATATGTCGCTTTTTATAAATACTGTTAAATTTAAAACAATTATTAATATATTAACTCTTTACGATGATACTTTAAAAACAATGCCTGGTAATTTAATAGGTGTTCTAGAGAATAATACAACTGATGGAACATCTTATTATATAGAACCTACTTCAAATAGTACTAGTGTTAATAAAAACTTTGATATATTTAAAGATCAATTTACGTTACAAAACAAAAATACTAAGACTTATGTATCTTATGATAGTACTAGTCAATTTCTCTATGATAGGGATATGAAACCGACACTTAATAGTATTTTTTCAATTACCCCTGCTAGTGGATATTATACTATATTAAACACAAATGGAGACAATTTAATATTATTTAACAGAAACTTAATAAAATTTGCAAAAAGTGCAGATACAAAAACAAATGAAAATTTATTTAAATTAAATATTACTTATGAATTGATATAAAATGTAATGTAAAATGTAATATAAAATATAATTTTTAAATTATTAGCGTTTTCCTCTCATTTTTCTCATTGATAAAGCAATAATAAAATCTTTGAAAATAGCTACTATCTTAATAACAATACCATATGATTCTAAAGGATAATTTGGAACAACTTTTCCATCAATACATTTATCAGAATTTTCTTTTAATTTCTTATGATTTGATAAAAGAAGAAGAATAAATATTATTAATGAAATTATTGAAATTACATATAAAAATGTCATCATAGCTTCAGGAGTAGTAATATAGAATGGAACAAATAAAATAACACCTATTAAGCCAAATAATGCTACAGATAAATATAGATTCCAATTAAATGTAACAATTTTATCTCCCAAATAATAACCTAGTAAACCTACTACAATAGTAACTACTAATGTTGCTATTCCTGCAAGTCCAACAACATCTGTAAGTCGCCCTAACATAATAGTTGGTATTAATGTAAGTCCAATAATAAATATTAATGATAACCAAATAGCATTACTAGCTAAAATATTAGTAGGGTCTACATGATATAACGCATATGTTAAAGCAATCATAATAATTATTAAAATAATAAATGATATAATAGCTTGAATCATACTTCCATTAAACATAAGCATTAATAATGAATTAAATATACCTGTTTGGTCATTAACTAAAACAACAATAAACATTAATACTATTGCTAGAACTATATAAAGATATGTATTAAATACATAATGGTCGCATGTAAGGTGTCCACTTTTAAAAGCGTAATTACCAATCATAATACATATTAATACTACAATTGCTAGACTGCAAAAAAGTTTAATAAGAGTATTACTACCTTTTATATTATCGGTAGAAAACTTGGTAGTTGTAAAAGCTTTATTATATTTAGTACTACTAGACATTGTAAAATATATATATTTTATATATTTTATATATTTTATATATTAATGATATATTTTATTCTATTTTATTAAGTATTATTAAATATTATTAAGTATTATTAAGTATTATTAAGTATTATTAAGTATTTTTTTTATGTAAATTTTTCTATGTAATTTATTAGATAATACTGAATATATATATTAATACTAACAATATATATTTAAAATGGCTGCAAATGTAAAATCTAATGTAAATCAATCTACAAATATAACTACTAATCAATCTTCAAACAAATCAGCTACATCTAATAATAATAAAGTTCCTTCTAATACACCTAATAGTAAACTTAATGCACCTTCTGCAAATAATACTTCTAAAAAAGCAATAGCTATTGATAATAATACTTCCTTAAAAAATGCTAATACAAATCTTAATACAAAACTAGAAACTGCTAAAGAGGAAGCAGGTGTTTATGAAGTAGTATCTGAAAATTATTTGCTTCTTCTCGGTATTACTTCAGCATTAATAATAATAATTCTAATATATTTTTTTTCACAATCATTTAGAGTATCCAGAACACTAGCTAAAATGGTAGTATACCAAGGATATCAACAACTAACATCTATAAACTACAATACTATTGGAAGAAATAGATTAGGTGATTTTTATGTAGCTAGTGCTTATAATGCCGCACATTGTGGTTATCAAATGTATGATTATACTAGCGAACAAATAGTTTTGGCAGCATTACAAAGTGGTGCGCGCTATCTAGAATTTAATGTATTTAATAGTGAATTTGGTGATAAAGCATATCCAGTAGTTAGTATGGGATATAAAGTAGGTGAATGGAAAATGATGTTAAGTGATACTCCATTGGAAACAATTTTTCAAATTATTATAAATAATGCTTTTACCCCAAATGATGGTATAAACGGAGTTAGTAATATGGATGACCCAATTTTTATTGGTCTCAATTTAAATACAAATAGCAATGTAAGTTGTTTAAATTTGATTGCTTTCCTAATAACTAAATATTTTTCAAGCAGATTATTAGATAATAGATATAGTTTTCAACATAGTGACAAAGTTGCTGATATTACTGTTGTACAATTAATGGGAAAAGTAGTTTTCTTTGCGAGTGACGGTTTTCAAGGTAGTGGTTTAGAAGAAATAGTCAATTATTCTTGGGATAATGTAAATAATAGTGATACTCATAAAATGCAAAGAATTCATTATGCAGATATGATTTCTGATACATTTGATTCAATTAAATTACGTACATTTAATCAAACTGGTTTAACAATTGTAGTTCCACATAAAGAGGGTGATTTTTACAATGGTAATTATGATACTAGTAAAGCATTTGATTTAGGATGTCAATTTGTAGCAATGGAGTTTCAAAATATTGATTCTTATATGGATTCTTATATTACTAGATTTAAAAAGTTTTCATTAGTGTTAAAAGATAATGTAGCAGGAGGTGCTGGTAATACCGGTGTTGTAACCACAAAACCAGCTTAAAAAATTGAAAAATTAATAATAAATAATAAATTGAAAAATAAATAATAAATTGAAAAATAAAATAAGTATAATTATCAATAAAATGAATACAATTATTAAAACTGAAAAATCATTTTTAAATGTATATAAAGATTCATCAGAAGAATATAATGATTTAATGGAATTATGTATTGCAGAAATAATGGATAAATTGCTCGAAAATCCAAAAATTAATATATATGGTAAATCTGCTATTCAACATAGAAGTATTGGATTCTTTTCAAATGATTCAATTGGATATTACTATTCTGGACAATTAGCAAAATCACAATCATTATCTGATAATTTATCAATACTATTGGATAAAATAAATACTAAATTTGATTCTAAGTTTAATGGTATTTTAGTCAATAAATATAATGATGGAAATGACTATATTGGAGCTCATAGTGATGATGAAACAGCATTAGATAAATGTGGTGTAGTGTGTATATCATATGGAGCCGTTAGAAAGTTTCGTATTAAGAATAAAATAACAAAAAAAACAGTTGTTGATATTCCAACTATTTCTAACAATATATTACATATGGGTGGAGATTTTCAGAAAGAATTTACACATGAAATACCTATTGAAAAGAAGATTAAAAATGTAAGATATTCATTTACATTTCGAAAACATAATAAATAAATATCAAATACGAATAAGCAAATACGAATAAGCGAATGTAAATATTTGTATTTTTAATGTAATTTTAAATTTTTCAAAAATATTTCTATTAATTTTTCTTTTGTAATAGGTAACCATTCCATATAATAAGAATCAACATTACTATTATTACTATATTTGTTTACAATATTTGAATTACATTTTGCATAATAAAAAAATCGATAACAATCAATATAATTTATACTTTTGTAAATAATATACGCCTCATTAATTCCTTCATCATTAATTTCATCATTATATGTTCTATCATATACAATATTCATAGTATTTTCTGTATTACCATTTTCATCTTCATCAATTAATAATTGTGCGAAACGTAAACCATATATTGTGTTATCTGGCGTAATTATTATAGTATTATTCAAGTCTAGATCCATATTTGTTTGTATATAGATGTCTCTAGATGTTGTTTTATTTATTATAAATTCTATATTTTTTATTTGTATCTAGATATAAAATTTATTAATTAAACTTATTTTTTTATTATAAAATTGAAATTTAAACAATTAATAATACAGAATTTATAATAAATATTCCTAATACATATAAAAATGAAAAATATTCAAGTTAAAATTAAAAAAATATCTAATTCACAAGAAGTTAAAGAGCCTAAAGAGCCTAAAGAGCCTAAAGAGCCTAAAGAGCCTAAAGAGCCTAAAGAGCCTAAAGAGCCTAAAGAGCCTAAAGAGCCTAAAGAGCCTAAAGAGCCTAAAGAGCCTAAAG